TGGGGTACTACCTGAACCATACGAGTAAACTTCTGCGTATCAGTGAGTCGCTGAACCGCGATTTGATCCAGCGGAGTGTGCAGGTGTTTCCGATAGGGGTTATCCTAAAAATCAATAAGTTGAGGGGGAGCAAATGAAACGATTCATGGTCAGGTGGCTGAAGGATGAGTAAGAAACCGGCCAAAGAGAATGCCGATCTGCTCCAACTCGGCGGCAAACAACGCGCTGGTAGGCATTTGTCCGAGTACATTCGGGCCATCGGAACTGAGGTCGATCAGGTAATTCTCCCCGATACTCCGCAGGGTTGCGCGCCGGGGATGCCCCGAATGGTCAGCAAGGCCGAGGCACTGGCCCGGCACATTTGGCGGCACGCGCTTCCGTGGACCGATGATGAGGGCATGAAGCACGAGCCCGACATCCGGTACGTGGGCATTGTGTTGGATAGGGCAGAAGGCCGCGCGGCCGTGGTGGAACAAGAGAAAGGGGATACGCGAGAAACTGTTCCTGATCGAGTAGCGCGGATGAGCGTGGATCGGATCAATTCGATTGCCTCGGAGGCGGCGGGCAAATGATCTCCGGCATGGCCGAGAAACCGACACTGACGACACCTTTTCCCCCGATGGAGAAGGTGTGGAAGTGCCCAACAACCGGACTGATTGTGCCGCAGGACCCGGCCGCGAATCTTGAATACCGGGCGAAATTGCTCAAGCGGGCGGAAAAGGATAGTGTGTGGCAGAAGGACCTACTCGCGGCCTCGCGAGAATCCCTGATATTCTGGATCAATACATTTGCCTTTACGTATCACCAGTTCGATATTGATCCGGAGACCGGCAAGAGTTTTCCGTCGAAACAACCGTGGTATCCGTTCGTACTCTGGCCGATACAGCGGGAATTGATGACGGCCTTACTCGACGCTTTCGAGACCGGACATGATATTCTGATTAGCAAGAGTCGGGACATGGGTGCGAGTTGGTGCTGCCTCGCATTTCTGCATTGGGTGTGGCTCACGAAAGCCGACAAACAACTGCGGGAAATGAGCAGAATTGAAGATTACGTCGATTCCAACTCATCCAAGAGTCTGATGTGGAAACACGATGTTCTGAATCGTCATCTGCCTGAGTGGATGAGACCGCCTGATGTTCTGGAACGGGGACACGGCAACCGGACACTGCTCCGCATCCATAATGAATTGAATGGTTCCACTATCGGGGGCGAGTCAACCAGCAAGTACGCGATGAGCGGGGACCGCTGTGCGGCATTGTTGCTTGATGAGTTCTCGAAGTGCGAGGCCGGCGATAAGATACGAACGGCGACGGCAGACGTTACACCTTGCCGAATCGTAAATTCGACTCCTTCGGGGATCGGGACGGCGTATTCGGAGTGGAAGAACTCAGGGCAGATAAAGGTGTTCCCCCTGATGTTCTACGATCATCCGATTAAGGGCAAAGGGCGGTTCGTTCTACAGGACGATACCACGAAGGAATATACGATTTCCTCGCCGTGGTTAGAGAACGAGCGGAAACGCCGGTCGAACCGGGAAATCGCCCAAGAAATTTTGGCCTGTGATTTGCAGATCGGTGATGTCTTCTTCGATCTCAACGAGATCGACAAGTACATCGCGCTGTATTGTCGGAAACCCCGTGAACATTTCAACATAAAGATTCGTGATAAGGTTTCCAATGCAGAACTCAAGCGAATCATGCGGACACGCGACCTCAAGGCAGTGTCTTTGACGCGGGCCAAAGATGGGGACTTGGCGGTATGGGCACCGTTGACAAGTGGTCGTCTCGATCAGAGCAAGACATACGTGGTCGGCATAGACGTGTCGAAGGGCTTGGGCGGTGAAGGCACGAGTGAGACGGTTATCTCGGTCAAGTGTAAGCAGAGTGCGGAAATCGTCGCCAAGTGGACATCGAAGACGACGAATCCTTACAACGCCGCTCGTGTTGCAGCGGCGATTTGCCTTTGGGTAGGCGGTGGTGCCCCGCAGCGACTCCCGTTTGTAGTTTGGGAAATGAACGGGCCGGGGCTTGACCTGGGTGACACTTTGGTCAACGAGATCGGATACCCATTCTACTATCGCAGCGAAACGATTGGAGAAGTCGTCACCAAGAAAACGCGGCGGTGGGGGTGGCACTCGAACAAGGAGCGGAAACAGTTGCTCCTCCGGGCGTATGAACGAGCCCTCAAGGAAGGTCGGATTATCAACCGGGATCGGCAGAGCCTCGATCAAGCGAAAACGTATATCACGTTTCCGAATGGATCGGTCGGCCCGGCAGAACTCACGGACAAGGACCGGGCGGCATATATGGGGCACGGCGATAGAGTTATTGCTGACGCTCTCACGGTTCTTGACAAGGAAGTTATGAGCGTGAAGCCGCAAGCGGAGGAGGGTCGCGGCGGGATGGATTCGTGGGGCGGAAGATTTGACGTATGGCGACGGTCCCAGAAGAAAGTCAGTAGCTGGCAGCAGCGGTATAACTTTGGGTGATGAATGGTGGAGTTAACGGCAAATAGGCTTGGGGAATCTGTTCGTGAAGGGTTTAGGCGAGTCCACCGTTTTCGCCTCGCACGGGCGAACCACATTGGGGCCTACGTCGGCGACTACTTCGCCAAAGAGGCCGGCATTACGGGTGACAAGCCGTTGAATCTGGTCTTCCTCGCCGTGCGGTCGCTCGTCCCCAACGTCGTCCAACGCGAGGGCGTGAACAGGATTCTAACCCCGGTACTTTCGCAGCGGGACTACGCGGACAAACTCGGCATGGCCCTCGATGAACTGCACCGCAAGACGCACCGCGCCCGGATGCTGCGGGCCGCCGTGGTTGACGCGTGCTTCGGTCTGACCATCGCCAAGACCGGTCTGGCCGCGAGCGGCAAACTGTTCAATGTCGCCCCCGATGTCAACATCGACCCCGGTCAACTTTACACCGAGCGGATTTCGCTTGACGATTTCGTCTGCGATCCACAATGCCTTTCCTTCGACAAGGCGGCATTTCTGGGGCACCGTATTCGCATCGAGCGGAACAAACTCATCGAGGCCCCCGGTTGGAATCAGGAGTTGATTCGTCGCCTTCCCCGTGCCGGGACCAAGGGGCAGGGTGATCTCGCGGCCGATCTGTCGAAGGACGACAGCCAGTCGAGCAGCACGATTGACTTCCAAGACTACGTGAACATCGTTGAACTCTACGTGCCCGAGGCGGAATCGGTCTGCTACCTTCCCGATCCCGAAGAAGCTGGGTCGAGTGACTTCCTCAAGATCGAACCCTACTACGGCCCGCCGTCCGGCCCCTACACCTTCGGCGCCCTGACGCAGCCGGTCCCCGACAACCCGTTCCCGATCGCACCCGTGGGCGTGTGGCGGGACCTTAGCGACATGGCGTGCGCTCTGTTCAAGAAGGCGATGGAGCAGGCCGACCGGCAAAAGAACGTCGGTCTATATACCCCAGCCAATGCCGACGTAGCCGATGAGATTCATGGGGCCAAAGACGGCGATTGGATTGCGACCGAAAATCCCGATGGCGTGCAGATCAAGTCTTTCGAGGGTCCGTCCGCCGAGACGGTGCAGATGACGAGTGCTATCTACGGGTGGTTCAATCTTGTCGCCGGCAACCCCGATCTCATGTCCGGGGCCAACATCAGCAGCGACAGGGCCACGGGGCAGCAGATTCTACAACAGAACGCGAGTATCTCGGTCGGCGACATGCGGGACATGACCTACGAGTTCGCCGCCGAGATCAGCGGAAAAGAGGCGTGGTATCTCCACAACGATGATCTGATGTTCGTTCCCGGTCAGCCAGGCATCCCGCTCATCAAGCGGCTGCCGGACGGCCGTGAGCGGCAGGAGTTCCTCACTCCGCAGGACAAGACTGGGGAGTTCGACACGCTGGGGTTCACCATTGTCAAGAGAAGCATGACCGTGATCGACCCGGAAAACCGCGCCCGACTGGTTTCCTCGTTCTGCACCCAGATCGTCCCGCAAGCGTTTCAGGCAGCGATGGTCTCCGTGCAGGCCGGCCTACCGTTCAATGTGAACCGATACTTGACCCTCGTGGCTGAGGACATGGGCATTGTCGAGATCGTGGAACAGATTTTCAATGATCCTGATTTCATCGCCCGGATGCAATGGTACGCGAGTACCGCTGGCAAGCAAAATAAGAAAGAGGGTCGATCCGGCCCCGGCGGCATGATGGACACAAGCCAGAACGGGGCCTTCCCGGTTGGCGGGACGCCGATGCCGGGACCGACGCAAGCCTTCAACCAACAGGCCCAACAGACCGCAGCGGTCGGACAGGCCAACATGAATATGGGGGGTATGTGATGTTTGGCAGACCTAAACGTGCGAAGGCCCAGCCAGTGACATTGGCCCAGCCGACAGTCGAAGAGGCGGCTAAGATTTTCAAGAGCATGGTAAAGATGTATCCCCAGATGTATGAGCCGGATTGGGGCAAACCGAAAAAGACTGAGCCGAAAAAAACTGAGCCGAAAAAGACTGAGCCGAAAAAGACTGAGCCGAAAAAGACTGAGCCGAAGCGCGAGACCGTTTTTGCTCGCATCAAACAGGCGGCTGCCGAGGCCGATGCCTCGCTCCATAATGCCCTGA